AGCGACATATTATTGAAAGCAAGTATTTGATCAAAGGCATCTAATAAAAGCGTCTGAAACGGTCTAATTACCATATTGTCCATTAATATAGTTGCTGTTTTTAATTCATCTGCATTATTACCAAGACCTGTATTGTCTTTAATACCTAATAACATTGGACTAACTACCCTATGTGCTACTAATATTTTTCTTGCACTCTCATCACTTAAAAATTGGTATTGGTTGTGTGCATCGCTTAATTGGATAGGATCAATAGTTGCCGCAGTATCAGGATCATCATTAAATGCTAAAATAAATTTACCTGCGTTGCTTGTGCCTGAAAACTTTTCTTTTATTCTGTTTTCAATAATTGTTCTTTGTTCTGCATCAGGTGTTCCATTATTAAAGTTAATTAGCATACTTGGTGCTAAACCATTCATAATGTTGTTTAGGTGATAGTTGCTTATTTCTTCTTCTAATTCAGCGTATTGAGTACCACCTTGATAATCCACAGGACTATAATATTTAAATCCTGCTCTATATGGTTGGATATACATAATCTCTAACGCCTCTTTAGATGTACCGAATGCAGGGATTCTTTGTAAATCACTCGAATTTTTATATTTACTCCAATCATTAAAATAATAATATGCCTCTACTTCTCCTTTCTCGTTGCATTTTTCGGCTCTGAGTGTTTCAATAGGCATATGTTCTAACTGTACAATTTTACTTCTATCCTTTGAATATATTACTTGCATAGCACATTGTCCCATAAGTTTTAAATCAAAACATAGTTTTCTTACACAATCTTTATGGAATAAACTAACCATTTTTGCATATTGATCAGGTTTTCTATTGGAATCTGTAGCATCTAATCCTTTACCATAAATCATTTCGCTAATACCGTTTATTATTGCGTTATTGGTTGGACTACCATTATATCTATCTATTAAATATTGGAAATAGTTATTATCCTCGCCATAATACACAAAATCTTTATATTTGACCTCTTTTATACTTGGTGAAGTATATGTGCTTAAATTAACTATTTGTAAATCGCTTTTTTTCATATAATTAAGTAATCGTTGTCAAAACTATTTTCTGTTGTATATTCGCCACTATTTACGCTATAATAATTATTATTTGTTTGATTAATTGTCTGATCAGAACAGAAAACCTTGTCTTTATATATTACATTAGTTCCCTCTTTTATTGTAAGGTCGTAAAACCTACCCTCTACAAGTACAGGACTTAATGCTTGTGATACTACTAAATAATTTTTGTCTGTTGAAGTGCTAATACTTGAATAGGTTGTAGAGGTATTTGTTGAATCATCTCGAAGCACCATACTAACAGAACTTGCATAACTTCTTGGTATTATTTTAATACTTTGCGCTGATGCAGATGTTGTTAAATGTATCATAATAATATAACGTAAATAATTTAATTTTTGTGTATAAAAAAAGGGGGCTATAATAAACCCCCTTTGAACAAATTAATATATTTATGAAAAAGTGGACTACAAATATATTAAAAAATTGGTTAACTCAATTAGTTAGGTGTGATTTGAGTTGCACTTGCATCTCCTGTTACTACAGAACCTGTAATAAAGTATGGTGGTGCAGTTTCTTGAGCAACCATAGTTAAAGTAAATCCGCTAAGGTCTCCCATAGCTGCGCCACTTACGATAGTTCCACCTGTTACCTCTGCGCCATGCTCTAAACCAACTACAAAATAATTACCATTATAATCCTCTACAAAAACGTGTGGTCTTGCGTGAGCGATCAATTTTAGTTCTTCCTGTGTAGCTTTTTCAAGGAAAGTAAGTGTTAAATTTAATGTGGTTTCATAGAAAGTAGTACCATTTTCTCTTGAGCTATTGATTGCAGTTTCTAAAGATGAATTACCTTTAATATCAAACTGAAATAAAGCAGGACTTCCTGCTAAAGCAGTAACTTCTCCTGCTGTAATAGTAGCAGTACCAAGAGTTCCGTAATCAGCAAAGTAAACAGTCTTTAAACCACCTACCCCTGATTTACAAGGTAACTTTCTTCCTGTTGTTAGTGTACAAGCCATAATTATTAGATATTAAAAAAGGGTAGGTAGAAAACCACCCACCCCTTTATATGTTAGTTAATTTAATTTATTAGTCGTAAAGAACTACATCAGCACCGACACCGATTTGACATCCTGCTGTATATCTCATTACTACTCTTACATTTTGTGATCCATCAATATCTGACATATCAATAACTTTAACTTCGTTTCTGTCGTTTAATAGACCTGTTCCAAAGAATAAGTTAGAGCTTCTTGCAGCGATTGCTTGGTTATCTCCAAAACCTGAAGATGGATAGATTCTTACACCATCAAAGAATAAGTTATCTAACGATTGGTTATTACCTTTGTTGTCATAACCTGCTGCACCTAAACCTGATGCACCGAAACCACCTAAAGCTC